ACGTGAGAAGATCATTAGCAATATTCGTAAAGCCTTCACCAAGCTCGCAGACGCCGTTGCGCTCACGCTTCGAAAAGGCCCCGTCTATTACGCAGGCAACTCTTTGGGCGAAACTGCCGGCCCCGGGAGGCACAATCGCCTTTTCGTGGTCAACAACCTTTCGCGCCGTCATACGGCGCTCACACCGGCCGGCCTTGCCCTTCGCTGCGGCGAGCTCATCCTGCCCGCGGATCTCTGGCGGGAGCTCAACGTCTGTGCGCCCTTTGTGCGCGACACCATTCTCCTTCGCTGGGCACAGCAGTCGCATCGCTTGAGCGTTTTAGCCGGCCTCAAATTCACGAGCGGCGAAATTGTCGAAGCAATGCTGCCGGCACCGGACGGCCGAGACGTCGCCATTGCGCACGACGTCTATGCAGAAGGCATCCGATCAAAGGCGACGCACTGCGTCTGGACCGGCAAAATTCTTTCAAAAAGCTTCGCCGTGGATCATCTCCTCCCTTGGTCAAGAACGCACACAAACGATCTCTGGAACCTTGTGCCGACTTCGCTATCGGCCAATTCAAGCAAATCTGATCTTCTGCCGACAGTCGCGCTCATGGACCGCAGCGAAGACAGGATTATTGCCGCCTGGCGCCTACTTGAGCGCTCAAAGTTTCGGGACCTTTTCAGGGCGCAAGCAGAGAACGCCCTGTTCGGCCGTGAGCTGCCGCGCTCGCATTGGGAAACGCTTCTCTTTGACGCGGTAGTCCGCACGACCGACGAAGTTGCAAGGCAGTTTTCTGCCGGACGCTGGAATGGCTTGATGCCTGAAACCAACACTTCCTCGCTCTTTACGTAAAAATCCGCTCTTTTCGTCCAAATTTTTGGTAATATCTGCAACTCGCTCGAATGCACGAGAACGGAGGTGTGGCAGAGCGGTTGAATGCACCGGTCTTGAAAACCGGCGTCGGTTAATAGCCGATCGTGAGTTCGAATCTCACCGCCTCCGCCAAAAGGTCAGCCAGAAGTAATTGATGCTTCTGGCTTTTTTCTTGCCTATCGTCTGCGGCTCTAGCATTTCCAAGTAATTTCCTTTGCATTTGTCTGAACGTTCCGTGCGCTTTTCTGCACGTTATGGCATCCTAAGTGTGGGCACAAATGTGGGCACGGAAGATGAGTGAAAAAGTAACAGCAAAGAATTGCATGAGCCTGCCGACGGGTCGGCACGGTATTGAGCGCGGTCTGCACCTTCGTGTCAAACCGACAGGTGCGCGGTACTGGGTGCTTCGGTTCATGCTTGACGGCAAGCGATGCGACTATAACTTCGGCTCGCCTCCGGACATCACCCTGGCTATGGCAAAAACGCTTGCCGACCGAGCGAGAGCGCTCATTGCCCAGGGCATCGATCCTCGCAAGAAGGATGAAGAAGTCATGCCGACGTTCGCAGCCTGCGCTAAAGAAGCTATCGAAAACTTCCGAGAGGTCCGGAAGTGGAAAAACGCCAAACACGCAGCCCAGTGGACGACCACAGTAAGCACATATGCCGCGCCTATCTTCGGATCGAAACCGATAGACAAGGTGACGCGCGACGACGTGCTCGCCGCGCTCAAGCCTATCTGGGAGACCAAGACCGAAACTGCTGTCCGACTTCGAGGACGACTTGAGGCTATCTTCGAGTACGCACGGGCAAAGGGATACATCACCGGCTTGAATCCCGCCACATGGAAAGGCAACTTATCCCCCTTCCTGCCTCAAGAGACAAAGATTCACAAAGAGAAGCATCATCGTGCGCTTTCTTTCGAGATGATGCAGAAGGTCTTCCCGCAGCTCTACGCCAAGCAGACGATAGGCTTTCGCGCCATCTGCTTCGGCATCCTGACGGCCGCCAGAGCGCAAGAGTTCTTAGGCGCTAAGTGGGGAGAAATCGACTTCGACGCCAAGGTCTGGACGATTCCAGCCGCCCGCATGAAAGCCGGACTTGAGCATCGCGTGCCGCTATCTTCCCAGGCGGCCGAGATTCTGATGTCAGTTCGACCAGAAGCAGCTTCCCCAGATGACTTCGTCTTCCCGTCCCCGCGAAGTCACAAAGCTATGGCGATCGATGCCCCGCGAAAGATGCTGCGCGACGTGACCGGCGAGGACTACACAATGCACGGCTGCCGAAGCACCTTCCGCGATTGGTGCGAAGAGAACCTTATCCACACCTCTCTCTCCGAGAGAGCGCTTGCTCACGTCCCCGACTCGAAGGTCGTCCGTGCATACCAGCGAAGCGACCTGCTCGAGCAGCGCAGACCTGTCATGCAGCAATGGGCTGATGCCATCCTGATGCTGGCTCCTGAAATTTGATTTCGGACAAATATGTTTGATATGCCCATATCAATCTATTGTTATTCGATTGTTATGGGTATATGATTCAAACATCGAAAGCAAGGAGGCCCACATGAGAGGCGGTGCTAGAGAAGGAGCCGGACGACCGGCAAGCAGTCGGAAGTACTTCAAGATCCGGCTGACAGACGAAGAGATGCGGATGCTCCGCCTGATGGGCGGCTCCAAGTGGATACAAGATCAGATCAAAGCGATAGGGGACAAGAAAATGACGACGACGATCGACACAACGCGATTCACGGAAGAAGAGCAGGACGCCTTCATCGAAGGTTGGGAAGAAGCGGGCGGCGTGACTTATGACGCAGGCGGCGAAAATCCCTGCCCTTGGTGCTGCCCCTGGACCTACGGTGAAACCATCGAAGTGACGGGGTCCGACGTTAAAGACTGGGGACGCCAGTACTGGCTCCAGTGCAAGCCCGAAGTTGAAGCTGCCCTCGCAGAAGAAGCAGCCTCCGCTGACGAAGAATAAAGGCACAAAAAAAGAAGCCCCGCCGAGCATCAAAGCCCGACGGGGTTTCCTTTTAGCAGAGCCCGAAGAGCATAGCTCAGAGCGGGAAACTTACTATGACGAAAGACCTGGCTTGTTGCAGTCCTTTCGGATCCTGTGCCAGGTACGCTTGAGGTAACCCCACGGAGTGAGCGTCACCGCTTGCACGGGCTAAGCTTATGGGGTGTTGTTTCTGTATGCCCCCACGGCGCTCTACGCCGCAGGTGCGAAGTCTGATCCCCTCGGTCGTTCGACGCTGTCGGGCGCTACCCGACACCTCACGCAATTGCGCGGCAGTGGAGATCGGACGCGATCCGACCTTTTCGTCCTATCTGCCGAATCGGAAGGGGACGCTAATTTTAGCATGATTGTCGGTGAAATACCAAGATATGGTATGTGCAAAATTTGCACGCAACAAAAAGCCGCGCCCATTTTCCCAAGCGCGGCCCTCTGCTCGTGCCTCTACGGAGGCCGATGGTAAGTAAGGAGAATTTGCCTAAGGCAATTCTGTGCGGACCTATTTTACCAGCTGGATTAGCGCGTCGTGCTTTCCTGCGATCCCTGTAGCCAGCTCTCCGCCTCGCGCAAGAAGGTCTGTACATCGGACGAGTAAGCCCGCGCATCGGGCAGCGTCTTCGCCGTCAGCTCCGCCGGCAGCGGCTTTTGCTCTTCGCAAACGATTTTCGTAGGCGACGCGCACCCGCTCAGCATCAGCACGAAGATCAGCAGTATCACGGCGAGCGTCAGCCAGTGCGTCTTGCGCTGCAACCAGCTTCTTATAGGCTGCCCCGCCTTGCTCCGCTCGAAGCACGGCGGCCTGAAGCTGTAAATCTTTGATCTTGATCTCTCCACGATACGCCCCCAAGAGATAGCCGACGATTGCGCACGCGACCGCGCAGAGGATGCAGACGACGCGCTCGACCGTCATTCTTCAGCCCCGAAAAGCGGGTTGATCATGCCCGTCCACTGGCAGGTAAGGTACTTCTCGGGGAAATCCCAAAGCTTCCAGCCGAGATTCCCGCGCAAGCAGCGCTTCTTCGTCCACGGGTAGGCGTAGACGAAGTAAAGCTGAAAGTAGATCGCTTTCCCGTCGCGCTTCAGCTCGCGATAGCACCACCCGCTATGAAGAGGGGAATTGTCGGTTTCAGGATCGCCGCTCAATTCAAGCGTATCGGTCAGACGGCATTTCGCGCCTAGAACGTCGATGTCGAAGCCGTAGCAAACATTGCGCCAAAACCATGCCACCCTGCGCTTATAGGTGCTCCACCAGTCCGTTCCCGGATGCCGCTCCCAGTGCCCTTCGTCTCCGTCGCAATCGTTGTCGGGCGTCTGAAACCACCAGAGCCACTGCGGCAAATAACCGTCACCCTGCACAAAAAAAGGCAGAACTGGCGCAAGCAGTCTGCCTAGGATGCTCATAAAAAGAGAGAGCGGCCCGAGAGCCGCCCACTTTAAGTACATCATCTCAACCTCCGATGCACATCCGATATTCCGCTTCGCGTCGATTGACCAAGCCTTGAACTTTCTTTCCGCCCGAGTAGACCCATCGCCGGATCTCCTCGCATGCCCCGATGTAATCGCCGGCGTTCAGCTTCTTTACGAGCGTCGAAGAGCAGAAGGCGCCCGAGCCGATGTTGAAAGCAAGGGACGTATAGGCGTCCATTTCGCCTTGGCTCAGCGGCACCTTTACGCAGCGCTTCACTGCCGCCTCGGCTTCGCTCGTATCGCCTTTAAGCCACGCCAGCGCCTGATCCGGCGTGACCTTCTGTCCGACCTCTACCCCGTCGCCCGTATGTCCCCAGCCAGCTGTGGGGACATCTCCTTCGATAGGGATGTAGCCTCTGTCGCTGTATCCCTCATACCCGGTGATGGCAAGCAGCCCTGCAGCGCTGAGCGTTGCGGCTCCTATCGCGATTCTTTGCTTAATCCCCATCACCAAGCCTCTGCTTCAAACGAGCAATTTCTGATTCAAGGTCGTGGATCTTCTTTTCCTGGATCTTGTCGGTGATGTCATGGTCGCGAAGTATCCTCACTTGCACCCCATTGCGGACACCGCGATCCCGCCAGCGGCGCCGGAAATAGTCGATCGCATCAAAGACCTTCGGCGTGGAGTAGACGATCATCATCACGATGTAAATGAGCGTCCCCCACGTGATCAGGTCTTGGACGTTTGTGGAAAAGAACTCGACCGCGCCGGCGCCGACTGCCACCCCAGGAGAGGCCTTAGCCGCCCCTGTCATGGCCGAGCCTCCGAAGCTCGCCGCGACTTCCTTAACGGTTATCCGCCTTACGGATTCCCCTGCCTCTTCGCTCATAGCGAACTCCCAGCGGCCCGACGGCCTCAGATCAATGCAAACAGATAACCCGCGCCGCAGCCGAGAACAAAGCCGACGACGGTACCGATAACGGCCCAAACTAGCCGGACCTGTCGCCGCGCTTCGTTAGGGTTCTCAGCCGCTGTCTGCGCCCATTCGGCCTTGGCTTCGTCGAGCTTCTGCGATACGGCTTCCTGCGCTTCCTCGACGTTCGCGACGACCTCAAGCCCAAGCTCCTTCGCCTTAGCTTTCAGATCATCGATGAGCGTTTTAATCTGCTCGACTTTCTCCGCCTTGACGCTCTCCGCGTCCGTCAAAGCTTTCTGCGCTTCTTCGACGCCCGACCGTGCTTCTTCAAGCTCAGTCAAAGCGCCCTCAAGCGTCACTGTCTTTTCAGCCATAGCGGCCTCCTATAAAAAAATCCCCCTGATCGCTCAGAGGGACGGTTTCTTGTGCTCGCGCTTGATGCCTTTCGGATGCTCAGAGAAATTCAAGCGTTCTTCAAACTCTCCTTTCTTGCCGATATTGAAAAACGACTTAGGCCGGAAATAGCCCATTACGCGGGTATACACCTCGCACGGCTGGCGCTCTTCGTCATTTAGCTTGACTTCTTCGCTCATGCGTTTCTCCTACGAAAAAAGCCCCGCATTGCGAGGCTTCAGAATCTTTCTCTGGCTGTTAGTAGCCGCAGGCGTACCAGCTTTCTGTTCCGCTATTTGCAAGATCCGATCCTGTATTGAATCCCGTGCTCGTTTTATTCACAGATTGCCTGCCTTCTCCTGAAATGTAGAAGCCGACACCAAGTAGTAAATAGTCAGTGTCGCTGAAGGGTTTCGGAAAAGTGAATGTTTTATTCGTTGTTTCGACTACGCCGAGAGATCCTTGTTCGATCCATCCGTCGTTATAGACCGCATACCATGCCGATATTATCTGGCCTTTCTCGACGACATATCTCGATGGCCTCACACCAGCGCTCGATAGCTTCGTCTTGATCCAGTTGAGCGTCTTTAAAACATCGGCATTCGCCGTCGCTCTAGGCGTTGCGCTAAGCGTAGAAAGGGATGTTACCCCCCCCCATAGATGGTAATCCTTCGGCCATGATTAGCTCTCCTTGTATGCCGTCGGCGCTTCCGGCCACTCGATGTCACGCGGGAAGCCGTCTTGCTCGGGGAGATCGCGAAGCGCCGTGCGATACGCCTTGACGGCCTCAAGATCCTCGGCGCTGATCGGATAGTCCGGCATCAGCAGGTAGTCCGTTTGCGCGATCAGCTGATCACGGCGAGCACGCGCCATCGCGGCTAGATCGTCGTCCGTCGGCGCGGGGACTTCCTGAATCTGAAAGCGCCGCTGGCCGTCTTCGCCCGCTTCGATTTCGGCGATGAAGTACTTGCCGGACGCGTTGCAAAACTCTGCCGCTTCGGGCGGATACTCAGGCGAGAAGATTTGCCCGATCTCGAAAGTCTGTTCTGTCATCTTTGCTCCTTAATAGCCTGTTGCAATCCAACTAAACGATGTAGGAACCCCGAACCCAGCATCGTTAATTGAAAAACTAGATTTGCTTTTTGATTTAGTGAACGTCAAACCAACAACCCAAGTAATATCCGTATCGGTGCCGTTCGTTACGCTACCTATTCCAGTGAAAACCAACTGATAGTCGGCATTCGAAAACGATTTATGAAAAGATACAGTCGATCCTCGTGAAGATATACCGCCCTGTTCTATAAACCCATCGCTCCAAACACGGTACCAACTAGATCCGGAACGGTAAGTCTCGACAACTGTTGCTTCGGATGAACCGCCCTCCAATTGTCCCTTGATCCAATTCAGCGTTTTGAGAACCGTCGGATCTGAGGCGGCAGTTGACAAACTATTGACATTGCCCCCCCATTGATTTCAGTTATTGACACAACTACCTCCATTTAGTATCCGAAAGCGATGATTGATATCGTCGCACTTTCCGAAAATCCAGGATAGATTTTTACGTTTGAAGTTTCTATCGAAGACACTTTCCCCGGATTATTCCATTCCTTATCCGCTCCGCCTGAAAGGATGTACCCATTAACGGAGTAATTAGTGCTTGAAAAGGTCTTAGGCCATGTAACGGTTGTGGTTGCGTTGCCGCTTACAGAAATCCTTGTCCCTTGCTCAATAAAGCCATCTGACCATACCCGATACCATTTATATCCGGATTTGTAAGTCGAAACGATCGTCGCTTCTCCGCCAGAACTCCCCGCGCGATCCCACAAAGCTTCAAGCGCTTTTAAAACATCTGCATTACTTGGCATATCAGCTGATATTGTTTTCTGAGTTGAACTGCTGGAATGCGGCCAAGATAGAGGCCGCCGTCTGATCCGAAACTACGAGGCTGAGCGTAACGTTCGCAGAGCCGTCGAAGCTCGTCGAGCCGCTTGCGTCGCCCGTCACCGTGATCGTCCTAGCCGTCTTAAGCTTGGTCGCTGTCGCAGCATTGCCCGTACACGCCGCCGCAGTGTCTGCGCTTCCCGCGCTTACCGCCTTGGCGTTGATGCCGAGGTACGTCGTCTGCGCATCGGCCTTCGTGAGGTACGGCGTCAGATCCGGATCAGGGACTTGGTCGGCGGAAATTGCGCCGATGTTGGTTCGAGCCTGTTGCTGTTGCTCTGCCGTGAGCGTCTGCGGATCGTAGACAACCGCGTGCGCATTGGCCGAAGCGTACTGTTGAGCCAAATCGCGAGCGGCCTCTGCGGCAGTCTGCGCGTTCTGCGCAGCTGTTGCCGATCCTGCCGCCGCTGTAGCCGAATTGGCGGCATTCGTCGCGCTAGTTGAAGCCTGACCTGCCGATGTCGAAGCCGCGCTTGCTGACCCTGCCGCGTCATTCTTAGACGTAGCCGCCTGCGAGGCAGAAGTCGCCGCCGCAGACGCGCTTGTCGCCGCTTCACTGGCTGAACCTTGAGCCGCTGTCGCCGACTGCTGGGCCGCTGAAGCGCTAGAAGCCGCCGCTTTCTGAGAGTTGAGCGCCGCAGAGGCCGAATCTTCTGCCGCGTCCTCGCTATCCTTCGCGGCATTCTGCGAAGAAAGAGCCGCTGAAGCAGAAGAAGCTGCCGCTGATGCAGAGCCGGATGCCGCATTCTCGCTGTTCTTGGCGTTCGTCTCAGAAGTCGCCGCCGCCTGCTGGCTGGTTGCCGCCGCTGATGCGGACGAAGCCGCAGCGTCTTCGCTGTCAGAAGCAGCCGAAGCGGATGCCGCCGCCTGCTGAGCGTAGTACTTGGACGAGTAGTCAACAGGCGTACCTTCTTCGGTGCCGTCGTCAGTGACCATGCCGTCCATTTTGACGGCCCAATCTTGAGCAAGATTCGCGCTGTTGTCTGCCGCCTGTGCCGATGTAGCCGCCGCAGAAGCGCTCGAAGATGCCGCGTTGGCCTGATCGGTCGCCGTCTGAACAAGGCCCTGAATGGCCTGTACGTCGGCGTCCGTATCCTGCACGGCGTTCTGTGCAATCTGCAGCGCGTTCTCCGCAGTTGCTTGCGCGGCCTGCGCGGTTTGAACCGCGCTGTTTGCAGTAGAGATCGCAGTCTGCGAATTGCCCAAGGCGTTGTTAGCCGTGTTGTTCGCGGCATTGGCCGTCGTAACGGCCTGCGAGGCATTCGTGCTCGCTTCGCCCGCCGTCTGCACGGCCTGCGACGCGCTCGATACCGCCTGCTGAATGCTTGATTCCCAGCCGTTGACAAGGATCGTCAAAGAATTGACGCTCCCCAGCGCAGAGTTCGCCGTTGCAACTGCAGCGGCCGCGTTCTGCTGAGCGGTGTTCGCGGTAGATAGTGCTTCTTCGGCCTTACTTAGAGCCTCTGTCGCGTCCGTCGTCGCCTCGAACATGTACTGCCCGAGATCGTTGATTGCGTCCTCGGTCTGCGTCAAAACCGACTGCCCGCTGATCGTTCCGACGGGCGTTTTGACGTAATGGAAATTAAAGTGTTCTGAGGCCATTTAGCTCACCGTGATGAAAGCGAACTGACTGAGAATCGAATCGTCTTCTTCGTCGTTCGACGTAACCGTGATTCGCGTTGAAGACGTGATCGTCCGCGAGATGTTCAAATAGCCTGCCTGCATGATCGCGGTCGAATAGCCGTGACCGCTGCCGCCCGTTCGCCTTGATTGCCAAGTGAGCGTGATCGTTCCGACCGAACTGCCGTCAACTGAAACCGTGTAGGAACGCGTCGCACTCGTCCACAAAGCGAGGAATTTATTGCAGTAGACGACGACCGTTACCTGAGACGCGTTGACGCCGGGCGTATAGGTGGAGCCGGTGCTTAGCGCTCGCGAGGCCGATACGGCGATGCCGCCGACGGCTGTTGAGACTTGCTGTTGGACTTCAGCCTTGGAGTACACACCGATGTTGTCGCGTGCCTGCTGTTGCTGTGTGGCGTTCAGCCCCTGCGCTTGGTCGAAGCGGACGAAGCCGGAGATGTCGCTACTCTGAATCGCGCCGATATTCGTACGCGCCTGCAGCTTCTCTTCGTCCGTCAAGTTCTGCTGCTTGTCGAACGCAACAAATCCCTTAATAGCGTCCATCAGCTGGTTGTAGACTTCCTGCACGCTCGGGACGTTGATATTCTGCCGCGCCTGCGCCTGCTGTTCGGTCGTCAGGCTCTGCGGCCCGTCCCATCGAACTTCGCCGCTATCCTGCGTCTTCCAGTACTCGGAAGCCCCGTCAGAGTTCGGCGCGATTACCGTAGATGCTGGCCCGTTGGCCTTTATGCATCGGTACTTGACACCGTTCGCAAAGACTTCGTTGTTAGGCTCGTAGTCGAGCGAGGCGGAGTACTGCATCAGCCCGCCCTGCTGATACCAAATCAGCATCTGCGAGAGCAAGTAAAGAGCCCCGTTGAAGTCCTCTCGCTTAGGCGGCACGCCACCCTCACCAATTGGCTTTGAAGTCCACTCGTCCCAGCCTCCTTCCTGACTGAGGCGGCCCGTTCCGGCTTCCATTGCCGTTGCAGGCGGGATCGTCTTATCGCCGCTTGCCGCAATGGGCGTCGTTAAAAGGTACTGCGGATAGTTGCTCATGGTTTCCCCGTAAAAAGAAACCCCGCAGAGCCGAAGCAGTGCGGGGTATTTCTTTGAGTTCTTTTTTACTGCATTCCTATCGTTCTGCCCGGGTTAAATACGCCTTGATCGAACGGTAAAAGATCGCTGCCCAGAAACCCGAAAATTTTCTCATCGGGGTAGATAATGAGGAAGTTCGTAAGCACGCCGGCAGGTCGATTTAAAAGCCCGTAAGTTTCTAGTATTTGTGCCTGCAAATCCGAAATAGCTCCAATAACGACTATGCTTTGAATTTCCATTGTCTGATAGTCCACTACAAACACGCGAGTATCAGTCAACTGGCTCAACATTTGATTCATTGTGGAAGCTGTTGCATCTGCGAGGTTGCAGCGTGCCCGATAGAACAGCAAGAAACGAAAATAATCGTCATCAAAACGATAGTATTCGCCGACAACTTTCAAGAGACGATCTACGCCAACTCTTTGTCCCCACCAGTCGAGGTAGACGCCCTTTGCCGTCTGCATGTCAGCGACCATCGAAGACAGGTTCGCCAGATCCTGCGTCGCATCGATCTGTGACTGAAATACGCTGCCTGCACCTTTGAAGCGCTGGCCGTGCGCGTACTGGCTCTGCAGTGCCGTGCTCGTCGGATCAGCGAAGTCGGCCATCTCTTCGACGGCTTCGACCGACAGGATGTCTTCCCATGTCTGCGTGCTCGTCATGCCCCGCCCCCAAAGATCAGCGTGATCGTGTCGTCAGAGATCGCAGGCGATTCGTCTGCAGGCACTTCAACCGAAGTCGATAGCGGACCGCTTCCGAGGCCGATGAGGATGTCCTTGATCGGCGCGTCCGTGACGTTCATCACACACGGATAGAAGCGCGACGCATAGACGGTCGTCGCCAGCTTCACGCGTCCATTCGAACCCTCGCCGAGGAAGTCTTCCGTGATCGCCCGCTTCACTGCCGCCTGCGTCGTCTCGTCCATGTCCTCGTCGAAGAAGGTCACCTGAATCTTGAAGTCTTCTGCGGTCGGACGGACGATCTTGTAGCTGTAAGTGGCATTGAAGTGCTCGGTGTCCACATAGGTGACGGTCGTCGTGCCCGTCGTGCCGCATCCTGCGCTCTTGCGCTCGAAAAGCGTCTTTGCGATCGCTTCATCGTCGCCGCCCACGATGCAGACCGCGATGCTGTGCGCGTCCACCGTCAGCGAGTACTGCACCTGCGCTTGATTCGTGTAGTTCTCAAGCACGACCACATCAAGCACGCCGTCAAGCTCTGCGAGGTTGCTTTGGATGTTTGACACAGTCCCGTTTGCGTTGATGGCGTAGGACTGAAGCATCCGCTGATACAGCTCGCCGTCCGCTTCGATGACTCGACCCGTGATGCCGGCAGCCGGATTCGTCACGCTGTCCCATCCGGCTACGACCGTGACGATCTTCGTCACCGTCCCTGCGCCGATCTCAATCTCGCCGTGCTCGACGGTCGAGAAGGTCGTATCGACGGAACCAGAGTCGGGGATAGTCACGCCGCCGCCAACCGAGTGCCGGAGCTGATTCCCCTGCGTGTCCTGCACGATCGCGCCATAGGGAATCACCGTCCCCTTGAGGCCCGTGCAGGTACAGCCGACGATAGTCGGTTCTGAAGCCTTTCGGTCGAGTCCATAGAGCGCCGCAAGCTGGTCAAGCCAGATGCCCGTAGCCTGGCGAGGACTGAGCTGAGATCCGAGGAAAGCAACCTCGGCATTCTTCGCTTCGATCTCTGCCGCCACAAGGTCGATCACCTGCCCCAGCGGACTCGTCGGATCGACGTTGATCTCCGGATCTGAGGCCGACCGTCTCAGCGCCTGCTGAAGCGCTTCCGCCAAGTCTTCGCGGACGGTTCGCGTCGTCGGGACGACGATCCCAGTCTGCGGATCAAAAGACACTGATGCCACTTCCGGCCTCCGTTGTAATCGTGATTTTCCCGTGAAGCTTCCGCGTACTCTCGTCCACTTCTTCGATGTCGATGCTTTCCACGCTCAGCACGCCCGGCACGCGAAGGGCTGCCGTCCTCAGACGGTCCCTAAGAACTGCTTCCTGCAGCGGCCGGCCGAGCTGATCCGTGAACCAATCGATCCCCTCGTCGTATCTGAAGTAGGCATCATGCAGAAACAACCTCGCCTCATTCGATACGTCCTGGCAGATGGCTTCGGCCGAGCGAAGCTCGCGCGGGTTGCCGTTCTCGTCGATGTCGAGATCCCAGTCGCTGGTGAGTCCCCAGGTGAAAGCTGTGTGCGTCATTGCGGACCTCCCGTCGTGCTTCCGCCGCTCTCGACGCCGCTGTGGACGTGAGTCTTGAGACTGATCCCGTCTGCCGTAACGTCGCCGGACACAACCGCGCCGGAACCTCCGCTCACAGCCAGGCCGCCGGATCCTGTGATATGGCCGTCCACCTGAAGCGTTCCCGTGATGTGCGTATCTGGCGTGTCGATCGTGACTGCCGATGAGGCTGTGATCGTCGCGGTCGCAGTGTTCACGTCACAGGTCGATGAGGCGTTGACCGTTGCCGCCGTCGTGTTGACGACGACCGTCTGAGGCGCTGTGACCGTCACGTCGCCCGTGTCCTCGATGCGGATGAAGGTTTTTGGCTTCTGCCCCCAAAAGCCTCCGATATAGAAGCCGTCCGACATGTCGAAGCATCGGAAGCTTCCGGGACCTACCGGTTCCGTGCCCCCACTGAGGCGCGATACGTCCTGCTGGGCAAAGATCGCGAGTCCTACGTCGCCCACCTTCGGATCGCAGATCACGGCTGCCGTTCCGTGCTGATAACGAAAGTAAGGCAGGTGTGGGATGCTCACCGGATCGAGCGTCGTGCCGTCAGCCGCCGTCTGGCAGATGAGCGGAGTCGCATCGACGTAGAGCGCCCCGCTTCCATCTGCCGCACGGTCTACGCGATCCACGCGCACAGGAATCGCCGTCGAGACCATCCGCTTGATGATCTGTCGGACGAAGAAGTCCTGCGCATTGAATCCGGATCCGTAGGAGCTGATCTTGGCATTCTGTTTGAGTTGTTCGGCCATTACGCCTCCATCCATGTGCCTGAAGCCGTCGTCCGCCAGGGACCGCCGCCAGGGCAGTTCACCGCAAGATCGTGCGTCACCGCGTAGATCTTCCACAGCCCCGTCGCTCGAGGCATGCCCGAAGAGATGCGCATCAGGCCCGCGACTCGAAGCTCAGGCCGGAAGAAGCACGTCACCTGAATACCCATGCTGTCGAAGGATGGATACCCGATCTCGCCCGTCTGCGGGTTGATGATCTGGGCGTTTGAGAGCGGTATTTCTTCACCTCTCGCACTGCCCGTCGCGACGAGCGACATCTCGCCGTCGTCCATGATCAGGTCGGCCCCGACGGTATTCGCCACCCACTCGGCCTTGCTGATCGGATCGCCGCTGATCACGCAGTTCTGAAGCGAAGCCGTTACGCCGTAGCTTCGATAGCTCATGCCGGCCTGCTCGGCAAAGCTCTGCATCAGCGAGTCCACCGTCTGCTCGCCGGATACGGCCAGCGGCCCGATGGGCATCAGCTTCGGATAGGCAGCCGTGATCGCTTCGATCTGCATGACAGGCGAAGGCGCGGCATTCATGTCCGGCGCAGCGTTCATGATCTCGCCCTGAAAGACGACCGAAAGCGACTGTCCTGACTCGCCGGCCGCGACCTCGATCAGGTTCCTGCGAAGCGACAGCGCGTCGAAGGAGAGCATCGTGAGATGCGACATCTGCGACTCGGAGAGGCCGAAGATCGCGATGCTCGCTTTCGGAAGCTCGGGCGAACCCTGCTTCGTGATGTGCACCTGCATCGCGTGCTCGGTGAAGATCATCTGCGATCCGGTTCCGGTCCCGTCGTCGATCGTGATCGTGATCCGCATCGCCTTTGGGGTGTAGCTGTCACTCATCGTCTGCTTCCTCGTAGACCAAGCGCCAGCGGTCGGCTAATCCCTCGTACTGAGGCGGCTCGTCGCCCTGCATGTCTTCCCACCAGATCTTCGTGAGCGCTGTGATCTGCGTCCACGGCACGATGCTCTGGCCGTTCCTTGCCGCGACGTTGTTCGCCACCTCCACGCCGTCCACCATGAGCGACGTGAAGAGGCGCGTGCCCATCTGCCGAACCGTGATCCGGCAGTTCTGGCCGTTGATGACCTCGCTCACGATCTGATAAGGGATCGCGGAAAGAGGTATGTACTTAAGAGCCATTGAAGATCCTCGTGAGCGTTGTCTGATCGCGGGACTGCACGCGACCCATATCCACAGGATCGCTGCTGGTCGCGTTCTTCGGCGACCAGGCAACCTGCTGAGATCCCGTCTGCACCGATCTGATGCGAAGGAAGGTCAGCTCGCAGATCAGGCTCGACGCGTTCCTGGCGACCGTGCGGCTCTGTGAGATCGTCTCAAGCGCCAGGCTGTCCACCACAAAGTACGGCGTCACCAGCGTGCACAGGCTGCCCCTGCCGACGCCCTGCTTGAGCGCCCTCAGATCAGCAAGTGCCGCAGCCTGAATTGACGGATCGCCGTCAATCGCAAGCGATAAGACGACCGAGTCCGGCTGTTGCACTTTGTTGTAGGCGGCCAGCTGTCCGCCTTCGATTGGCTCCGTCAGCACCTGAGACTGCTCGCCGACCGAGCACTCCGTGATGCCGACGTACTCGCAGATCGGCTGGCTCCGGGCGTTCAGAATCGCCCATGTCGAAAAGTCTTTAGAAGGCATCTCGTCCTCTACTTCGCATTCCAGCCGCGCGTGCTCTGGCCGATAAGATCTGCCGTGCGATTCGCGCCGAGCGTCACAGTCGATCCGACGCGGTTCGCGATCGCTTGCGGGTTCTGGTAGCCGGTGAAGTTGTTCGTGAGGTTCACGGTCGCCTGCGTCGAGTAGGTCGATCCCTGAGCCCCCATGAGGCCGACGCGTGCCGCCACTCGCTCGCGAGCACGCGGATCAGCTACGATCGAACCCTGCTCGCCCTCGCTCTCGTCATCGTCGCCGAAGCCGAAGAACTTCCCGACGCCCTTGATCGCAGACTTAATCGGCTCTGCGACGTAATCGACGATCAGATCCTTCCACTTGGCGAACCACCCCGTGACGGCTTCCCACGTCGCATCGAGCGCCGCAGACATCGCGTCCTTCATGCCGCTGAAGGCGTTCCCCAGCGGCTCGACGATGTTCTTGTCGATGAGATCGACCCAGCCCGTGAACCAGTTCTGTACGGACGCCCAGGCATCGCTGAGCGCCTTGCCGATGGTCTCGCCGAGCGCTCCCATCTTGGCGTCAAGATCGTCGAGGTATGCCTTGGCGTTCTCGCAGAAGTCGTCGAAGCCTTTCTTGAGATCCTTGACCCACTGCCAGAGCGACGTGATGCCTGCGATGACAGCGACGACCGCTGCGGCAACCACACCGAGCACCACTGCGACGCCCTTAAAGGCCAGCTTCACAGCGTCGCCGATAAGCGGCTTCAGCGCCTCCCACAGCTCCTTGCATCCGTCAATGAAGCCGCCCACAGCTTCGCGCACCGACTCGATCTCGTCGTCGGTCATGCCGAACTGGCGAAGCAGCCTTTCGAAGGCGGAGTCTGCACCCTCAGCGAAGCCGATCAGGTCGTCGATGGCAAGCGCAAGGGCTGCCACCCCTGCGGCTATTGCCGCGACCGGCAGAAAGCTTGTCTTAAGCGCCAGGCCGAAAGCCTTGACCGCACCGACGACATCCTTGATCGACTTAAGCTGCTTCGCGCCGAAGACCACCAGAAGTCCTGCACCAAGCAAAGCAAAGACTCTGATGTTCTCCCGCACGATTCGGATGAGCCCCGTCAGCATCTCGACGACGCCCTTCACTGCCGGCATCACGCCGCGAATTAGCGTGTTGCCGACATCCTGCGCGGACGACTTGAAGTCCATCCACGCAACCTTGAAGGCGCGGGCGTTCTTCGCGTCCTGCGACGTGAAGGCGGTCTTGCGGTACTTATCGACGAGCTTGTCGGCGGCCTTCTGTCCTTCGAGGAAGACAGGGATCGCGTCATAGGCCACGCCCTGCGCACGCAGATACGCCTGCGCCTGGCGTCGCGTCATGCCTTCGATCTTCTCGCCGAGCTTGAAGAACTCCTCGGCCGGACGGCCCGTCTGGTCGTAGTAGGCCTTGAGGCTGTCGAAGAGCGCTTCTGCGGAACCGCCTGCGGCTTCATTGGCTTTCGCCCAGGCATCAAGATCATCGACCGAAATGCCAAGCTGCTGGGATAGCTTTCCGAGCGCGTCCGACTGCTCGACGTAGTTTGAGAAAGCCTGAACGCCGCCCGCCATCAGGCCGAGCACGCCAACAACTTCCGCGATCTTGCCCTTAAGACCGTCGAAGATCGAGCCGAGGCCGCCGAACCCCGTCTTGACTTCCTGCGCCGCTTTCTGCGAAGCCTTGCCTACGTCGTCAAGGCCGTCGGCAATCTTGCTCACGCCGGAAGCGGAAGCAGCCGATGCCGCAGCGCTGGCATCTCCGACTTCAGACAATCCCTGCTTCGCAGACTGAAGAGCGCCTTCTACTTCTTTCTTTGCTTCTTGCAGGCCTTCGGACAGCTCCTTAGCGTCCAGTCCTACTGCAATCGCAAACTCTTCAACGTATTCAGCCATCAGTCTTCCTTCTGTCGAGTGGAAAGCCACTCGTGGTAGTTGCGAAGCATGAGGACCTCATCGAGGTCGTAGATGTCCTCAAGGGAGTAAAAGGTTTGCGCCTCCCTGAGCGTGCATAGGCGTGAGGAGACGACGCGCCCGCACGTCGGAGGGAGGTTCGCAAAAGTTGCTACGCCTCTGACTTGAGCGAGGTCAGCACGCCACGCATCGACGTAAGGAAGTTCCGCCACCCGCCGCCACCGAAAAAACCGAAGTTCGCCTGCAGTGCGGCCATCTTGATGATGAAGACGGTCGTCGGATAGTCCACCTTGCCCGCAAGCGTGTCGGCCGTCACGTCGATAGCCGCGCCGCCTTCCGTTTCGATCTGCACACACTGAATGAGGCTGTCCCAGAGGGGAGCAACCTTGTCGTAATCGACCGAATTGAGCGCAGAGGCGATGTCTTCAGGCTTGCCGGACTCGACAGCGCCGAAGAGGCCCGCGCCCACAGCAAAGATCGCCTTCATTAGCCAGCGCTCGGCCTTTACGGCATCCATCGGCGTGATCCGGACCTTGATGTCGCGCTCGCCGTCCTTGACAGTAATTCGCTTTACTTCACGCATCAGTAGACAGCCCTAAAGGTGAACTGATAGACAAGCGGATCCTGCACGCGGTTCACGCCCGGCATCGACTGCGAGTTCGTGAGCACACCTTCTACGAAGCGATAGGTGCGGCCCGTAGCCGGAAGCGTCACCGTGAGGTTCACTTCGAGGGGCGAGCGAGTGGAGCGCTGCGCCTGCACCAGCTGGCGGAGATAGGGGAGCGACGGCGATGTCGGCTGAAGCGTGATGCTCACCGTCTGCAGGTTGGGCGTATAGCCCACCACCATGTGGCCGTCGAGCGTCGGCTCGGCCTGCACGTCCTGCACTGCTTCCGCGACGATGCCCGCATCCGTGGAGAACTGCTCGAGCGCGAAGCCGGCAGGAGCCACATCTTCGATGGTCATCCACGCCGATACGTTCGCAGAGGTCTTGTTGTTGATAGCCATGTGAGACTCCAAGAAAAAGGCGGTCCGAAGACCGCCGTAGGATTAGAGCACTGCGATGACCGGCATCTCGACCGTCTGGATCGAGCCGGCATAGGCAAAGTAGAGGTTCATGACAGGCGTGCCTCGATTGGCTCGCACGACAGCTTCAGGATCTTCGACCTGCAAGTAGAACCCATTGGTCTCGATGTCGTCGGCCGCCTCGCTGTCGCCCGTCTCCTGCAGGATCTGCACGCGCTGGCTTTCGCTGAGCGAGATGCCCGTGTCAATCACGCCCACATTCATGGCCGCGTTGATCGGATCCTGAATCCACGACTCGATGATCGTGTAGCCGCGCTGGGTGTACGGCACGCGGTTCACGGAAGCGAAGCCGTCCATGATCGAGCGCTGAATCTTCGCGCGGAACCAAATCATGCCGACAAGCACGTCGTACCAGCCATAGAAGTCAGACGAGAGCTGGCCCCGATTGGCAAACTGAAACTGCGCGTTGCGCGTCGCAAACTGTCCGACATAGCTGACTCGAATCGCATCGAGCGCTTCAGCCTGAGCCTGCGATGTAACGGTCGGCGTCAGGCCGCTGGCGCTCTTGCCGAAAATCACCTTCATTCCCTGGTTCTGCTGCCAGGCGATCGAAGCAGGATAGGCCAGCGCAAAAGCGGCAGCCGTGAAGTCGGCAGCGTAGATCGAGAAGACCGTGTCGTATTTATCGACCATGCCAGCCGCAATCGTCGTGTCCTGCGTGAGCGGATCGGCCATCTTGGCGTCGCTCGACCAGAAGACGAAGATGTAGTCGTCATCAATGTCGGCCCAAGCGGCATAGGCTTCGGCTTCTTCTGCTTCCGTGATCTCCCAGACCGTCGTGAACTGCGTCCAGTTGCTGGTGACGCCGCAGATGGCGTCCATGTTCGCGGCTTCCGTCATCGCGGCACAGCCCTGCGAGAGGACAGCGCCTGCATCTTCCGTCAGCCCCAAGAGTTCGCTCAGATCCGTGCCGCTGTCGCCGGCCGATGCGAAGCTGATCGTGGACGATGCGCCCGTCGTTTCGGACGTGAAGGTAAAGGTGTTCGTAACCGAGTCGTACGTACCTGCCACGCCCGTGATGGCCGTCGCGATCTTTTCTGCGGCATCAGAGAGCGACGTAGCAGACGACAGATCGACGCTCGAGGCCGTCTTCTGCGTGCCGTCCACCGTGATCTTCAGAGCGCCGTCCGTCACTTTCTTCAACGCCGCCAGATCGACCGTCAGCGTCGCGCTGCGGATCCAAGCTGCCGCCGCCTCATCTACGCGTCGAGCGATGATGAGCGAAGAAGGCGCATGTTGCTGATTCGTGAGGCCCGTGAAGTACTGATGAGCAAAGGCCGTCTCATCGGCTTCAGGACCGAAGAAGTCGGCCACTGCAGAAGCAGAGCCAAAAGCGATCGCAGGCTTGTCCGCAGGGATCCGAGCGGACTTCGTCAGGAGACAGCCATTCGTCTCGAGGTCGGTCGAGCCGCCCGTGATGGTTCGCGGGGGGAGCGATACAAGGTACTTTGCATTGATTGACATAGTTGTCCTCAAGGTTTGAAGTGGACATCGACGTTTTTCAGCCGCACGTCCACAGCGCTGAAGAAGTCCTGAGCGACTTCCACCCGCTTCCAGTAGCCCAGATGGATGACGAGCATCCACCTGCTCACGTACTGCCCGCTGTCGATCACAGCGCTCAGGTTCTGCACCGTGTCCGAGTAGAGGCAGTCGATGTCGTACTTAAGAAAGTGCGCTACGCCGACCGAGGATCTGGCAACCGTCTCGAAGGTCGCCGCTCTCTGCCGGGCGTCGAAAAGATTGGTTGAGTAGCAGTCGATCTGCACGTCGAGATCGACATACTCTCGAAGCTCCTGCGTGTCCGGCCCGTCGCGCTCGTATCTCTCGATCGTCGTGCCGCTTCGCGTCTGGCTGATCGGCGTCACGATGCAGACATCGTTACCGTCTGCTGGTAGCGAGATGCGATTGCCGAAGCCGGCAAGCACGTGCATGTTGTCGGCAAGCGCAGGCGTCGCGTATGTCGTACAGAAGTCGATCAGCGCACTAAGGAGCTTCTGTGTCGTCAGGTCCGTCGTCGGCATCTTCCACCTGCATAGAAATGGGCGTCTGCTGCATGACTGCAAGCACTGAGGCCCAGCCTTCATGCGTGAAGTCTTCGAGCACGTCCGTGATCAGCCACCAGCACTCAAGGTCGTCTTGGATCAGGTCGCCGGATCTGCCGAGCGGCCGCCACATCGCCCAGGGGCGAGCGGCCGGATCGTAGTCAGCATAGAGATAGACGCGCCGCGTCGATGTCGTGACGTTGACTTTCTCGAAGTGCTGAAGCACATCCGCAGAGACACTTTGAAACTGCGCCTTGATGTCTTTAGGTGCGGCATACACAGGGACCGTGTCGCCGCGCTCAGAGCGCACTTGCTCTCCTGTCGCGCGGTAGATCTTGCACGGCTTGTCCCTGGCTACCGTCGTCACAGCGCCGCGCACAATGTCATGCAGGTTCATTTCCGGATCTCCGTGTTGATGGACTTGTACAGCGCCGTCGTCTCGATCAGAGGCGTATCTGTGTGCTCAAGACCTAGGCGCTTCTTTCTCGCCACGGTCGCAGGCGCGTTCGGCGTAAATTCCCCAGCCTTGATCGTCGCCATGATGTCTGTGCGGAGCTTGTTTCTGATCTTCTCGAGCGCTTCTTCAGGCGTCACGCCCGCAGAGATGAACTGCTTCAGCAGCGCTTTCCACTCCGCGCTGTGCTCGTTCACCGTGTTGCGCATGAATGGACGCGCGGGTATACGCTCGGTTCCGTATTCGTTCACCATCGCGTAGTAAGCGACGCTGTCGCCCTTCTCGTTGGTCGCGCCTTTGAGCACGCCAGCGACGAGCGTTGCGGAACCTTTGAGCCGGATCTCGCCGAGCGTCTTGCCTTTCTTGATCTCGACCTTCATGTCAGCCGCCGAAGTAAAAATGCTCGACGCCGAAGTAGATCGGGCCGGATCCGTAGCGACGAAGGATCTGCCACGCCTGCGCCCCGCAAGGCGTAGACATCCACCACGCTGGGTCGTTCGCATCAGCAAGCGACTGGAAGCCTGTAGAGACCGAACCTTCGGCGGCATTGCCGAGTGGCCCCGCTTGCGTCGGCCCCCACATCAGGCTCTGCGTCGCGATGTGGCAGGTGACGAGATCAAGCACGATCTGCCGCGTCAGGATCGGAGGCGTCTCGTCAGGCTCGTAAGGGATGAGACAGTCGTCCCCGTTGCACACCAGCTCGCACGCCTGAGCGAAGCACGCCTCAAGCGCCTCATCCGTGAAGCGCTCCTCATCAGTGAAGCCCGGATGCAGCGCTCGGAACTTTTCGACATCGAAGACAACCGTCGCCATCTCTTAGCCCTCTTCCTGCTCGATCGGATCGTCGCCGGTCTTGGCGTCCGCGTTGTCGATCGCGTAGTTGATCGCCTTTGTTTCCTTGTCGCGCACCTGAATTCGGCCTGACTTGAACCAAGGCGCGTAGGTCTTTCCGTAGATTCGCATCACCTCATCCCAGAGGGCTTTGTCCACGGTCGTGACGCCGTAGCCGCCAGGCGGAAGAGCGCCGCCATCTGCATTCGCGAGATAGACGCCATTGCCGACGATCGTCACTGATCGGCCGCGCGGCAAGAGAAAGGTTTGATTGGATCGAGAGCGGAAAAGCACCGATACAGTCTCAGCCGTCTTTGACTGCTTGCTCACGCTCACCGTGGAGTCGCCGGTTCCTATTGTTCGCACCTTCGGAGCACTCGGTGCTCGCTTCGTCGTCGCCTTCTTAGTCGTCATGTCTGTGTCTCCTTAATAAAAAAAGGGGAGAGGCCGAAACCCCTCCCCTTAGCTCAGGCGTTGAGCGTCAATCTTCAGACTTCTGAATGCCCGTCATTCTGGCGATTGCGAACGGCCGGAAGAGCAAGCAGCCGGTCGTCGAAGAGCCCCACTTCTGGGACATGCTCGAATGTTCGAGCACGACGCGATAGGTCTTCAGCTTGTCGAGGAAGCCGAAGGCCGCGGTCTTCTTGCCAGCGACTTCAGGCGCGATGAGCATCGCCGTGCAGACGCCTTCCTCATCCTCCATCTGCGGGATCGAAAGGATCTCAAGATTCGGGAAGAAGCCCTTGAGCGTCTGAAGCACCGGAGCCACGCCGAGGTCGGTGACCTTGGCGAGGTAAGCAAAGATGCTCGGCGGAACGCAAAGCTTCAGCGGGGAGTTGAAGTCGATGTATCCGGCAGACGCGCCTGCGATCTGGTTGAAGAGCGCAAGGATGTCGTTGTAGATCTGAACGCCGGTCTTGTCTTCCCAAGCCGTCGAAGTGGTCGAAGCACCCGTCGAGATGCTTGCGGGCGTGATGGCCGCAGGCAATGCCGGATCGTTGAGCAGGCCGTAGATCGTCTTGCCAGCAACCCCGTAGAAGTTGAAGAGGTTCTGATCGATCTGGATCGCGCGGGCTGCAGCTTCCTGCTTCATGCTGAGCAGGTTCAGCTTTTCGGCTGCCGTCAGCTCCTGCTCGAGGTCGCCGCACTGGATGAAGGTCTGGAACTTGTACGTGTCGCGCACGCACATATCGACGTTCACATCCGAAGTCGGACCACGGCCGAAGTCCGTGTACGCCGTCGTGCGGCCGACGTACTCAGCCACCGGGAAGAGCGTCTGGGTGTCCTTCCAGTCGCCGCGCTTTTCTTCGCCGAAGATCTGCGTCGAAAGCATCGGAGCCTGCAGGATCTCGACGACTTCAGGCGAGTAGAAGGTCGAGAAGAGAGCCGGGACGTTTACATTTGCCGTCGTCTGAAGCGCCGCGTCCATTGCGATCTTGGCCGTGTCGCCCTGCGTCGGCAGAAGCTTGCCGCCCCCAAGATCGAAGCCGAGGCGACGGAGTTTTTCGAGTTCGTTCATGCTGTTTCCTCCTTAAGCGCCAGCGCCTTCGACCGTGACAGCCGCGTTCTGGTTGCTGATGAGCACCAGGGAATTGGCCGTCGTGCCGAGAACCTCGACCACGCGGAAGTTCGTGATGGTCTTGCCGCTCTGCGTGGTGTTCGCCGTAGCGGTCGAGATCGAGCCGTCCGTCTGAGAGGCGAAGACGTAATCGCCCACCTTCGCGGAGGCGTTCGTCGCAGAGACGTAGAACTTCCCGTTCGTGGCGATCTGAAGGTAAGAACCCTTCGCGACCTTTAGCGATCCGGTGTAGTCGGTGCCGACGTACTGGCGAGTGAAGACCACAAGGCCGGCGACCATACCCGTGCCGGACGGAGCGACCTTCGTGGCGTCAGTGCCGTCGAAGAAGACAAAGTTGCCGACCGTCACATCGGCGGTCGCCTGGCGCGTAAGCGCCGTGTAGTGGGTCTCGATGACAGAGGTCGGCATGCCAGGAAGGGCAGTCGCCATCGTCTGATAGACCTGAGACTGAAGTGCCATGTCTTGGACTCCTTAGAGATACTTGTCGAGGAAGCTCTTCTTGGGCGCTGCCGCCGAGTCCTGAGCGCCTACAGGCGAGGCGTTCTTGACTGAGCGAAGAGCGATAAAGACCGCACGGGCTTCGGACGGCTTGACGCGCTCGCGATAGCCCATCTGCTTGAGAGCGCTCATGTAGATCGCATCGGCCGAGTCGTAGGCGAGCGGCTGCACTTCGCCGATCACCGGCTTCACGTCAGCGGCAGCCTGGAACTGCGCGGAGATGTGGCGCTTGACCATCTTGGCGATGGCGGCATCCTGAGCGCCCTCAGCGGGCGCGGGTTCGTCTTCGTCGCAGGCCTTGGCTTCTTCATCCTCCGCTGCGGCCGGAGCCGGTTCTTCATCCTTGGCCGGTGCCGGATCCTCGTCTTCTGCCGGTTTGGCTTCAGGCGCGGGATCTTCGTCGTCCGCTTCAGGCGCGGCCGGCTGTGCAGCCTGGAACTTTTCATGTGCGGCAGCAAAGGCCGAGACAAGCGCCTCGACCTGCTCGGGCGTTAGGTTCGTGCCTGCCCCCTCGATCACCTTGCGGGCGAAGTCCGTGAAGTCGTCGCACGCGCCGCCCTGCTTTTCAGTGTTTTCCATCTTCATTCCCTCTGGAAGTGCGTCCTCCACGTAGCAGTCGTCGGCGCGACCTTCGTGGACTAGCGCGACGTGATTGCAGGCTATGTCCCGCATCACAAAGTCATAGGCGACCCCGTCCGGCGTCTCGCCAGGCGTGAAGTCAGGCCTATACCGATAGCCGCAAGACAGGTCCTTAAGGTCCCCGTTCTCGATGGCTTCGATTGCTTTCTTGTCCCAGACGCTTAGTGCGTTGGTGACAAAGGGCGGCTCCCACTTGGCCGACGTGCCGACGGTACCGATGCGCAACTCGGTGTTCGGTCGGTCGGCGCTGTCGAACTGATGACGAATCAGCAAGGGCTTGCCATTGAAGGTCTCAAGCGCTTTCTGAAGCTCGTCGGGGTTTCGCCACCCGTAATAAATGCGATCGGGATCAAGCCCCAAATCGCCGAAGTTAGGAATCTCCTTGCCGTAGTAGGGAGCAACCTGATCACGTGTCAGCCTGCTCGTCCTTACGTTTAGGAAGCCGTTTTTGTCTCGATCTCGGACGCTCTCGCGGACTACCGCTTCGTCCAGTGCCAGCGTTACTTTTTCCATATGTCTTTCGGGAAGAGAGGTCGATAGGTGCACTGGCACCCCGGAAGCTCGCCCGGCATGACCTTTCTATCCACGTCCTTGTCGTAGAGGCCTTCAGCAAGATCGAACTCCTCGCCGTCCATCTTCTTGTGCGTCTCGCGGCTGGTGTACTTGCCGCCGATGTGCATCCACACGCCGCGCGTGATGCCGGCCTGCGTGTCCTGCGCTCGTGCGAGCGATTCGGTCGCCTTGTTGTTCTGGTCCCGCGCGATGAAGTCGGCTCGACGCTTCGTGAGGTTGTATCTCTGCTGAAGCTCTTGAGAGAGGCCCTTGATGTCGCGGCCGTCAGTGACTGAGCGCATGACCAAGCCCTCCACGTCAGAGAGGTACTTGTCCGCGATGCTCTTGATGAGCGAGGCGTTCTGCACGACGATGGCCTCGAAAACGTCCTGCGAGACGCGGCCTTTGTCGAAGTTGACCGCAAAGGCGGAAGGGATCTTCGAGTCTTTGACCGCGCTCCGCTTCTGCCTGGTGACGCTCGACTTGACGGTCTTCGCGAACCAGTTGCTAATCTGGCCCGAGTCCTCGTCGAAGCGCTTTTCCCAGCGCTTTCGCACGCCAGCCATAACGTCGGAGAGCTTCTTGGCCGGAAGCTTGGCATCCTGAGCGATGAGCGGCTCGTCCTTGCGGTAGACGCTCATCACGGCATCGGCCATGTCCTTGCTCATCGCGTCGATGAGAGCGCGGAGCTTCTTCGCATAGGCCGAGCGCACGCCCGCATTCGGCCGCACAGCTCTCAGCGCGAGGCTAGAAGATCTTTCCTGCTTCGTCGGCATCGTCAAGCTCCTGTGGTGCGGTCGGATCCGTCATCTGGCCGAAAGGCGACTCCGGCATCCCCGGCGCTTCGCCTTCAAGCGACTCGTAGCCGGAAGCCTCGTCCACCTTCAGCGCGTCGCGCACCTCTTCCTCCGATACGACGCCACGGTCGAGATAGACGGCCGCAGTGTCGGCCTTCATCTTCTGCACCTCTGCGACGGAGCGATCGTCGTCCTCGTCGAGCGGGTTGAAGTCGAAGGTCAGATCCGGATCGATGTTGCCGAAGAGATGAAGCTGAAGAAGCCGCAGGATCTCTTCGAGCGGCCGGCGCAGGATCTTCTCCTGGCGAGTCGCGATAAGGTCGGCCTGCAGCTTCACGTCGCTCTCGCCGGACGAGAAGCCGTTAGGCGTATAGCCCAGCGTCTTGACGACGCCTGACTGGTTGACTGAGACGACGAACTCAAGCGACTGGCGCAGGATGTCCGTGATGCCAGTGATCGGCGTATTGACCTGCACGAAGTCTTCGGTGTCCTTGTCGAGCAGAGCCACTCCAGAGTTGTCGCGGTACTTCGTGAAAAGCTTCACGCGGTCGCTCAGCACGCTCAGGCTCTTTCCGTTGTAGAGCTGCTGCTTCAGATCGCCCTTGATGAAGGACGCGGAGAACTTGTGAAGCAGCCTGTTGACTTCCTCTCTGTTTTCGCGGAAGTGCGTGACGTAGTCCGACAGCAGCTGTGCCTGCGGAATGCCAAGAAAGTTGTAGCTGGGCTTGAGAAGATCCGGCACCTCGTTCTCGACGAAGCGGATCAATCGCGAGCGATGCACCTGAGAGAACATGACCGTGAAGACCGGCGGCCTGTAAAAGTCGGCTGCCATCGGATCGACCGCATTGAAGCTCGTCGGCGTTGTGAAGATCGGATCGATCACGCGGAAATGCAGATCCGTATTCGGATTGATCTCCGCGCTGTGCTCGCTTTTGTTCAGCGGATCAGCGAGGTGATCCTTGCTTCGGCCGGTGTCGATGAAGAGATACGCGCCGCCCATGAAGCCCATGAGCGTGAGCGCTTCTGAGAGTCGATCTCTTACGCGCAGATCAGCGATCGCCTTCTCGAGCTTGGCCTTGCGCTCGTCGTCCTTGCACTTGATGTCGATCCAAGCGCGGAGCATCTCGTCGGTGCGCGTCTGAACGCAGAGTCGGATCAGCGCATCCTGGGAGAGCTGCTGAAGCACGCCGTAGCCGACAAAAGTCGTGAAAGAACTGAGCAAGTTCTTCTCGAAGCTCGGCGTGATCGCGCCTGAGAAGGCCGCGTCCATAGCGCCGTCGAGCTTCTGATAGTGCGCCTCATCGCCCGCCATCGAACGAGCAGGATGAAGCGCTACGCGCCAGTCGAGATCGGCAAGCGGCTCGACCACCGCCGTGTCGTCGCCATTCTTAAGCGAATAGCCACGGCGACTGTGGCGCTTCTTCATCGAGTTGGATGTGGTAGCCATTAGTGCGTGCCTTGATGTAATCGACCAGCGCGTAGCGAAGGCCGTCCACGCAGTGGTTGAACTTGTCAACAACGACCGGCAAGACTTCCTGCGTCAGCCGATCGACCTTGTATGAGTAGAGGCGGAACTCATCCGCCGTATGTCTGCATCTGGGATGGATCACAACCTTCTCAAAAGACTTGATAAAGGCGATGCCGTCCTCGATGCTTCCCTGCCACTTGTCTGCGGCCGAGATCCGAAAGCCAGCTCGTGATAGGTAACTGATTGTCTCCGGACGTGCCGCGTCCGCCTTGATCGGCCACTCTTCCGCGCCCGGCACTGAGCGATAGAGCTGCGGAAGCTCGTCGATCTCAACGCCGACGCCATAGGCCTCGTGATCGATGTAGAGGCGGTCCTCATAGATGAAGCATCGAACCAGCGTCGAAGGATCTCGGGCAAAGCCGAAGTCCGCCCCGAAGAAGAGGCGATCCGCCTTCTCCCAGAGATCGTCGGGAAAGGATTCAACGACGTAGCAACCTTTAAAGATCTGCGCGTCGCTGATCGTGCGCGGATACCCTTCCCAGATGTGCAGATACTTTTCGAAGTCATGCGACCTATCCCACTCCATTTCTTTTCTGAGTTCGAGCGGGAAGTATGGATTTTCGTCGAAATTGACCTTTCGAACATAGGCGTCGGTCGGTGTGTTTTCAATGAAGCGCTTCGTCGTCGGATCATCTGACGTCAGCGGGTTAAAAGTCACCCAGATTTCGGAGCCTGCCTTGCGGATTGTCGGTATCAGCGTCTCCCAAGAGATCTCTGACACGGTGGCCGCTTCCTCGACCCAACAAATGTCGATGCCCTCGGTAGACTTCACAGACTGTTCATTTCGCAATAGGCCCTTGAAGATGAAGCGCGATCCCGTAGCCGGGCATCGGATCTCCTGATCCGTAAAGACAAACTGAGACTCAAGCCCCAGCCGCTGAACCATGTCTTTCAGAAGCTGATAGCTCGAGTCCCTGATGGAGTTCTGGATTTCACGACAGCAGAGCACGCGGACCTGCACGCGGGACGCGATCAGGATCAGCGCCCGCGCGACAGAGAAAGACTTCCCCGAACCTCGCCCGCCATAGAAGACCTTGTATCTGTGCGGCCGGAAGAGTTCGATGAAAGGGTTCGTCATTCGCTGTCTTTGAGATCCTTAAGCACTGAGTCGTAAAAGTCCTTGAGTCCCTTGCCGACCTGCTGTGCTTCCACAGCGACAGTCTTGCGGTCGCCGAAGCGGCTGTCGTCGCGGAAGGCTGCTTCCCTGGCAAGCTCCTGCATCACTGCGCGAGTCGCCTCGACCACGCCTTTCGGGATTGAGCTGCCTGATGTAGCGGCGTTTCTCGCCTGCTCCGTCAGCCACTCCATCTCTTCGATGCGTCTGTCGTTGTAGACATCGGCAGATTTCTTACGCGCGCGCGCGGACCGTCCCAAAAAGTCCGGATGTGTGTCCTTCCAGTTCTGTATGGTTGAACATCCGGGCATCCCCTCCATCTGCGCGATCTTGCGCTCGGAGTATCCCTGCTCGATCAGGTCGATGATCTTGTCCGCAATCTCTTGCGTATAGGTGCTAGGCCTACCGTTTCGACCTTTCTTGTCTGTTACTTTCGGCATAGCGTCTCGTAAAAGTTCGGCGCTCACTTTCGAGCGCTGCGGAGTTCAACCATGCAAGGAATCAAGTTCACCTGCACATTCAAGCGGAAGAAAAGCAAAAAGAAAAAGAAGAAATACAGCAGTCAACCGTCAGCACCATCCAAGCAGCCCTCGAAACCGGTCGTCGATTGGATACCGCCTGAGTCCTATATGAACCAATATCCGGAAAGGGTTTTCGGCATCTATCAAATCGCGCTGAAGATGCTCGACCTCTGCACCGGCATACCCGACGAGCGGAAGGATGAGATCGCGAAAGCTGTCTCTTTGGCGTCCTTTTTTGACAAACCTGAGAAGTCTGCAGCCTTCCTTCATGCGTTTTCTTTGCTTGACGGTCTTGACTGGAAATGGCTCGAATGGGAGAAGTGGCGAGATATTTGCGTCGCGCACAACCTTTTCCCGTCCGGAATGGAAAGGCTATGCAGCCCCTTTCCGGATAAGCCTGACATTGAGTCTTCCCGTCGTCGTTATCGTCCGGAAAGAATCTTCTCCTTGATTTCGCTTCAAACTGCCAAGGAGCGCTTGTGGGATTTTCCGCCGGAGGTTCAGGATTTTGATCGCGACCAGATGATCAAGCTTCTCAAGAAGAATCGATCCGCCTGGCACGCTGTCATCGATCCGCACATTCAAGAACTCTGGGATCGACGGCCGCACTATGAAGGCCCTACGCCTATGAGCATCTTTGCGCTCTTCTGCTATACAGCACACGAGCGATACGACTCAAAGTGCAACGACGACCTTGTCGCGGAAAGTTGTCCGAGAAAGAAAATGGTACCGACATCCAATGTCGATAAAGCACTTCTGCCTCTGGCGCTGTCTGATCCTGATCCTCTGTGGAAGGAGCCTTATGGTGCAGTAATCCCCGGCATGATCTTCTTCCACGCAAACAAAGACTTTCTTTACTGATAAGAAAAAAGCCCATGGCTTTCACCTTGGGCTTCTTCTTGCTCTAGCGACTTGGCGATGGGTTTCCCCGTTGCAGTGGATACACTGCCGCCAAGTTCACTCGAGGCTGATACACAGCTTGGAAATTTTCAACAGAAAACCTTACTCGATTTGAGCGCGTTTGTCAAGTCTGTCCAAAATCTTCTGGATCGACTTCTTTGCTGATGCGATCAGTGCATCGAAGTGCCTGCCCTGCACGCGGATCTTGTACGCACGAAACATGCGGACGCGGTAGTAGCCGGAATTGTGATTTGGATCCGTGTAGAGGATCGCCAGCACAGCCTTCTCTGCGCGTAGCTGTTCATGATGCGCCTGCATCTGGCACCAAGCGTGATTCACAACCTGAGCATCCTTCACGTCGATCGGCGGCCGATACTCACGCTCTTCATCTCCGCCTTCGGTCGTGAGATCGATGGCCGTGCACGTCGTAGATCCGGGCGTGATGTATGTCCGGATCCACCTGCCCCAGTTGGTAAGCCTTTCTTCGAGCTGATCTGCTTCAGTCATAAGTCCTCGCGTGCGAAGTTGATCCAGTCTTGGAGCGTCATGACAGCGAGCCACTTCTTGCCGTCCGCTCTGCAGATGACGACAGGCTGCTGCTCCGTGCCTTCGCAGGAAGAGGCTGCCTGTGCCATCCATTCGTAGAGATTTCCGATGCGTGCTCTGCGCTTCACTTCGACGTTGTGTCGGCCGACGCGGATGTCGCATCCGCCGTCTCGCGTCTGAGCGAGGTTGCGCCGAACCTCCTTCCCAAGCTCGTCGCTGAGGATCCGGCACAGCTCTCGCTCTCCGGACGCGCCTTTAGTTCGCTGACTTTTGCTCACGCAGCCTCCTCTGCTTTTCTGCAAGTGCCGCCCGTGCTTTCGGCAGGCTTTCGCGGCCGTTCTTTGCGGCTGCCCTGATGATGTTCTCCCGGCACTGGACGCGATACTCCGCCAGCTTCTTTCTGCTGACATACGGCGACTTCTTGTCACCGCCCGGACGATGAAGCTCGCCGTCGGCGTCGAGCAAATCGCAGACAAGGAGCGCAAGCTTCTTCTGCGACTTCTCCGACATGCCGAAAGACGTGTCGCCCGTCTCGAGGATGTAGGCGTAGATGAGCGCCCTCATGTCCGCTTCTGATGCCCCCAAGTCCCGACAGGCTTGGATGAAGTTGCGCTTGGCGTAGCCCACCCTCGATGCCTTCGATAAGTACGTGTTGAGCGATGTCTTGCTCTTGTAGCCCATCGCGATCGATAGCTCAGGGAAAGAGAGGCCGAGGTGCTTGAGCACCATTTTGGCGACGATATAGAAAGAGCTGCCGAAGTCGTAGACCGCCCGATACTCCTCGTCTGAAGAGGCAATCGCCATCGCGCCGTCTTTTCGGATGATCGTTCTCATTTCTTCTTCTCGTAGTACTCAAGCGCCTTGATGCGCTGATCGACTGTCTTCTTGTCTGCGGCCTCGAAGAAGTCGCAGTGGTGCGGCATGACGATGTCCTGAAGGACCGCCCACTTGCCGCCTATGTGCCAGCGGTCGTCGTCGCAGTAGCCCTTCTTGATCCGGAAGAGCCACGCACGTCTGTCCCGCGACTGGCCTGCGAACTTCCGGCACTCGATGCAAGCGTGCTTCTCGAGTTCCGGCTCTGGCGGCGGCATGAGGTCGCTGAATAGGCTGCCTTCTTTCATTCGGCCTCCGGATTTGATGCGCACCACTTCGGCTGCCCCAGCCAGCGCCTGCACAGCTCTCGGTACGTCTTGAAAGCCTTCAAGTTCTCGAAGGCCTCACGCTCTCCCAGGAGTTCGATCAGTGTTTCGATGCAGACCGAGAGATCGGCCAGCTCTTCGACGAAGTGCTGCCTGTCTTCATCCGCCTGCGTCTCTTCGTAGTCCATGCGTGCGGCCAGCGCTTCTTCCCACTCTTCGGTCAGCTTGTCGATGCGGGCAGAGAGGCCGTCGGCGCGGGCGATCTGCTTGTATGCCTGTTGCAGTTTCATTTCGTGCTCTTGTGTTTGGATTCCTCCGTGGCGATGATTGAGGAGTTCTCCCCAGAACTTTCTCCAACCATCCCACGGAGGGAAAATTGAAAACTGTTGACTTGGTCAAGGCCGCGATAGACAACGGCCTGCTTTTTGTTTCAAAGGAGCTTCTCCCGGATCCGAAACCTGGCCTCGAGCCCCACGGATTTGCACCTCTCCTGATAATTCGCGAATCGTCAGATACGGATGCCTTATGGGTTGCAGGAAGGTTTCAATCAGGTCCTGACAAAGCTGGCCTAAAGTTGGATTGGCGCAGTTACACCTGCCTTGTGCCCCTGAAGCTCGATCTTTTCGAGAATGCCGAAACTGCCGAAAACAGATGGAAGCCCGTTCCGCCTGCCACCGAAGAAGACTTAAAGAAGCTCGAAGAACTTGGCTTCGTGCCAGTTGAGTGATTCCGCAAGTGCACGGACCTGGGTGATCATCGTCCATAAAAAGGACCTCACACCCGGGCCTGTGCGGAAGCGTTTTCTCGTCTCCATCCCAATCGCCTCGGATGAGCGCAATGAAGGCAGCCCTTTCTTTTTTCGGGAAGGTCAGATAGACGTATCTGCCCTTGACCTTCCATCGAAGCGCCCTGTGGACGCGAACCCTCTCCAAGTAGGCGCGATACACAATCGCTCTCAGTAGCCAATTGCACTTCATATCTGTCTCCTAGAAAGGCACTTCTTCAGGGAAAGGCACGGAGCGGTCAAAGCTGCCTGTGCGCTTGATCTTCGGCTGAGGAAGTTGCGGCGGCGTTTGCTTGTTCTGCTTTCGCTCGCTGAGACTGATACTGAAGCGCGTTACCCACTCTTCCCATTCGGGCGTCAACTGGTCGAGCGGCCAATTCATAAGCACGGCAATTTCTCGGCGCGCCCATAAGTCGAGGTAAAAATCTTCTTTGATGCTCGGCGACCCTACGCCGCCCATGCCGTACTCATAGACAACCCGATAAACAGCTTCCGGCGAGAAATCCCAGCGGTCGGCCATAAATTCGATAGCCCTTTCGGCCTCGCGGGAAAGCGAACGGCCCAGCGCGAAATCTGCGAAGAGAGCGCGGCAAAGGCTCCAATAGATTTTTGTAGCGTTCGACGGTTCTACCCCTCGATTGGAGAGCTCGATATACTTCCTAGCGCGTGCTGCACCGTGCAGGGCCATAACCTCGAACATTTGAGGAACAGTAAGGCAACCCATTTAAGCCCCCTCCTCAAACGTCGGCGAAATCGACGGCCCCGAGATGTTGCTAAGAAGGTTCGCAAGCTTTTGACGTGCAATGTCTTTCTGTGTCGGCTTTTTGCGTGTTGAACCCATACTCGCGCGCCTTGCTTTCTCGGCATCCCACTCATGCGCGATATGGCTCTCGACAATGGCGATAGGGTCTTTGTTGGTACCAAAGCCCAGATCGATCCCTGCCTCTGCGCACGCAGCTTCAAACAGTTGACGGCATTCGAACACGCCCTCTGAAGAGCGCATAAGGCGCAACGTTTTAGCGAGAACAACGGCCTTGCGGTAGTGGTGCATTCTTTGCGTGAAAAAGTTTGCTTCGCCCGGTTCGTTGTGGTGGTTCATATGAAAAATGCAAAATTCGCCGCCGAAATTGGCCTCCGAAACTTGACCGCACATTTCGCATGAGCAAAAGCGAGCGCCCTTGTTGTTGCGAAATACGCCGTCTTCGCAAAGATGCGCGTTGCATGATCCCGTCAAGAAATTGACGTAACGCTGCGAGAAATTTTCGACCGGTACTTGAACGCCTTCGGTTGGGCGTTCTTTCTTCTCGCGGTTAATAAACGATCCCATTCAAGCCTCCTACTGGTATTCGCGATTTGTGAGCTTTAAAAACTTTTCTTGCTGCATGAGCCACATAAAAGTTGGCTGCCAGTTCTCGTGATCTTTCCCGCGAGGCGTCCGGCCCATAAGGAAATCGGATTCACGAACCATGCCGAAGATGTATCGAAAGTTCTCAAGGCATTCCTCAACGCTCTTGCAGCCCTCATCGACGTAAACCTCTTTCCAGCGAGCGCGAACGATTGCTTGTCGATTAGGGCTGAGCTTGTTGACGCGCGGAAATTCTGGAAGGATTTCGTGATACAAATCGACGATTTGTTTATAAGGACAAGGCGGAACGCCTCCCTTACGCGGGAAGTTGATGTCCTGATCTTCGAAAAGATTCGGCGCAGGAATAGCGGGCGAAGCCGCTGCAGGCGGGTTCGCAGGCGCTGCGGCAGCAGCGGCAGGACGAGAAGAATCGTTAGATTCTTCTTCTTTACTATGGGTAATGGGTAATGGGTAATGGGTAGAGGTGCATTTGTTTAGCAATTGCTCATCATTTGCTGAACACTTGCTTTGCAATTGCTCTTCACTTGTTAATTTTTCCTCTGATTTGTTAGGGGTAACCCCATCTTTTGAGGCGCGCGACTTCCTTCCGGCCGCAGAACGCTTCGCGGAAATGTCGTTGAATTTCGCGATCTCTTCATCGCAGCGATCATGTCGCCAAGCATTTGCTTCTCGTTTGAAGAACGTTTGCAGCACGTATTGCATGGCCTTTTGTTCTTCATCTCGATAAGCTCTTGCTATGCGCGAGCATTCGTCGTCCGTAAGCGGGCGCTCCTTCTGGTAGTAGCGCTGCAGAAGATCGATATAGATGCCGCGCTCTAGCGGGGTTAGGTCTTGCGTTGACCGTACCCAGTCGCCCCAGTGAAATTGGACGTAGTTCATACTGTCCCCTATCGCGACACGTGTTTGAGCTGATTGTCTAAAAGTGGGCATTTGTACCCGTTCGACGTTTTTTCAAACAGCCGATAAAGCACGCTTTTAATGGCCCAATCGATCTTTTCTTTAGGAAGGTCTTGGGCCATAAACGATTTAATCTGCTCAATTCGTTCTTCAGAAAGCTTGCCGTTCGTATATGCGTATTCGTCTAGGAGGATGTGAGCCGCTGCACGCTGAACAAATGAGCAGCAGTGCATTGCAAGGTCGAATTTGTTTAAGTTGATGCTGTAGCCCTTCATTTCGTTACCTCTTTAAAAGTCGAGAATTTCTGCCTCTCGCATAACCGGCAGGCTCTTAAAGCGCTCGCGCAGGTACAAAACCCACGGGCGCGGGACGCCGGTTCGCTTCCAATCTGAAACAGAGGAAGGACGAACGCCACAGAGCGACGCAAGAGCATTCGTACCTCCCAATTCCGTAACAACACGGTCGGAAAGTTCTACGGAGAGGCGCTTAGGTTTCAATGCGGAAATTTCCTTTTTCATGCGGTTTCTCAAATTGTGTTTTGGTATTTGCCGTATGCGGCATTATACGGCATTCCGCATGTTGTGAATAAGGTAAGCACACCTACAATGATTCGGAGAAGCTAACTAGGAGGCCCCAATATGAGCACTCTTGCCGAACGAATGGCTATCTCCTTTAAAGAGATTCAAACGACTAACCCATCGAAAACGAAAGCCGGCCTCGCGCGCGCAGCGGGCGTTACGCCATCTAGCGTTTCTGATTGGTTCAATGGCCGAACGAAACAGTTGAGATTTGACGTAGCGAACAGGGCCGCAGCCTATCTTGAGGTTAGCGCCCAGTGGCTCGCTAACGGATCGGGCGAAATGCACTCGCCGTCGGTCGTTGCCTTTGATGAATACGATGAGTTGAACGACGACGATTTTGTAGAGATTCCCGAATATGAAGCTAAATGCGCGGCCGGCGAACGTTGCGCCGTCTATTTCGAGGAATTGAAGGATTCTGTTAAGGCTCGTTACCGTCGCAGCTGGTTTCAAGCGCGGCAGATCAATCCCGATAACTGCCGTCGTTTCAAGGTTCACGGGACTTCTATGGAGCCTTTTATTTGGGATGGCGACACTATCCTCGTTGACTGCACGCCCCAACAGATCATGGGCGGCAAAACATACGCCTTTATGCTTCATGGCGATATGCGCGTAAAGATGCTTTACCCGCTCATGAAAGGACAGTTGCTAGTGAAATCCCTAAATCCCGACGTTCCTGATGAAACACTAGGCTCGGACGACTTAGACACATTCGAGCTAATAGGCCGCGTCCGCGACCGCTCCGGCGACGCGAAGCTCTAAAAGCTATTCCGTATTAGGTAACCCTCTAAGGCCGAAAACCTTAGAGGGTTTTCTTTTGCGATAAATCAAAATCTATTCGGTTCGCCGTATCCTCGATTTGCCTTCCGCATGCGGAATGCCGTATTATTTTGGCTACGGAGAGCACGTAAAGCCGTGCGGAGCTCCGTATATCGCCCTAGATTATAGGGAATCGGACGTGAAGAGCGGACGAGAAGGAAGCGAGCGGACGCGGGAAAGAACGCGGCAGAAACTTTCGGCCTTCAATTGCCTCTAGCTGTTTAACTGCGGACGCCGCTTCAAGCCGCCCCGCTGAGCGCTAGAGAAAAGGCCATATTTTGAAACCGGCCGACTTCATGAACTCGACTTGAAGCCGGCCGGCTTCCCCAGTGCGAAGCCGCTCACCCTATTTTTTCATCTTGCAACGCGAAAAACCTTGGGCGGCTTCGCAGTGTGAAATTTCTCGTTTTCTCTCAATATCTCTCATTTCCTCTCATGAGAAAATGAAACAAGAGAGGCGAACAGAATGGTTTTTCCTAACAAACAATATGAGGCGATTACGCGGCTGCTAGCTGGTTTTCTTGAAAAGCTCAGCGTTGCAAGCTTAGCCGTTGGGTTATTTCAGAACAATTTCTACGGCTTAGCGGTTGGCTTCGTTTCGCTAATCGTCTCCGCCTTTTTGGTCTGCCTTTTAGAGTGGGAGGAAAAATGACTGTTTGGACAATCACGCTGCTTTTCGTCCTGCTGGTCGGTGCGTTCGGTGTGTTCTGCGCCATCAAGGCAAAGCAGCCTAAACATAGAAATTAAGCGATCTTCCTTCAATCAAAGGCCCGCCCTATTCGGCGGGCTTTTTTGTTAGGCCCCAGCGCGAAGCAGCCCGCCGCGGTCTGTTGTCTTCCGTTCGGTGATTGGCGGACTGCTTCGCAGTGGGTTCCTCTCACAAAGCGCCTTTCCATGCTTTAGCGCCGTTCGTCATCCGCTCAGCGCTAAGGCGCTGCTCCTTCCTTTTCGTGATCCGAGGGAGCAGCAAGGCGCTTTTTCTTTATCTCTTTGGGCCTTTTACGTGAGGCCGGCTGCCTTTCTTTCTTAACTCTTTTTCCGAGAAAGTCTGCGGAGTAACGACCATGCAGCCGCCTCACGCAAGAGGCCCCTAAAGGTAGTGCCATGAAAACCGTTCTATACGCTCTTTGGTGGCTCTTCTGGACGCTCGGCGGCATCGCTGCAGCGATTGGCCTCTATGAGGTAACTAAGCCGCTCTTTGCGGCGCTTGGAGCATGACATGAAAAAGTGCGCTGACAACATGAGCGCCCGCGAACTTCTTGCGGACATGACCGCTTTTCTTCTTGAGCCGCGCGACTGCTTCCTCAACTGGGAGCAGGTAGCCAAGCGGATCGAGGACGGCATCACTTACGGACATCTCACGCCGTGGCACTTAGCGGCCATCGGCATGGCGTACAGCTCCGACACCGGAGTCGCCCCCGACAGAGACGCAGCCCCCTGCCATGCAGTGGTGAGCTACTGCAACAGCATCGTGAAGCAGACGGAGGACTTCGAATGATCGACGACTACGACATCGACTGGGCCTACCAGGTGCTCCTCGAGCACTACAGCTACGAAGAGATCTACTTCGTGGACAAGTGGGAGGTGAGGATGGAGCTGATCCGCCGACGCCTTCTTCAGTATCCGGGCGAACCGAACCTTCTCGCTCTCACCGACCGAGAGCTGGACGACTTCACGGCAGCGCTCAATCGCGGTCTCAAAGAGATTGAAGCGGAGGAGGCTGCATGAGCGCCGCCAACCCAAAGCGCAGACGACGCGGCCATCACTACACCCAGCGTCGGCTGGGATCAGGCCGCTTGAGTTCACCGGCCGCACCGTCTGCACCCATCCCCTTCATCAAGAGACTGATGGCAGTGCTTGCGCTGCCCTTCAGAGCCTTTAGATGAAGCCCATCAACCCTTGCTTGGAAATTTTCACCATGTTCTACGAGCCTTACAACGACATCCCCTGGTATCTCGACGGCGACGCTGCCGGACAAGACGCAGCCGCAATCGCCAAATCACGCGGAGGCCAGCCGCATCACGTCACGGTCGAAGAGCTGCAGCGCTTCCTCGGCGTGACGCCTTCGCCACTCGACGAGACCGAATGGCAGGTCTACTGCGATGGCGTGAATGCTGCCGCCGACGAGCTGATCCGACGCAACTGGGACGCGGCCGAGATGGATGACTGCATCCGAGACTTCTATGCGACCTACGGCAAGGCATCGCCCTTCTACGAACTGCTTATCGACAACGTCCCGTTCTAACCGCCTTCTGCCCGCTTCGGCGGGCGCATTCAAAAGCCGCTCGCTCGACTTCTATTGCAACGCGAATCCCCTGGGCGGGCGGCTTCCGAATGCTCACCCCTTTCATACGGAGACACACATGGCACTGACCTTCAAGAAGGCGAAGCGCTCTCTTGCTCGACTTCGCCTGGCACTTCAGGGCACGAGCGGATCCGGCAAGACCTACAGCGCACTTCTGCTCGCCAAAGGCCTCGGCGGAAAGATCGCAGTGATCGACACGGAACGCTCTTCTGCTTCGCTCTACGCCGACCTTCCGGAAATGCCGGACTTCGACACGCTCGACCTCGAGCCTCCCTATTCCCCTGAGCGCTACGTCGAAGCCATCAAGGCTGCCGAAGAAGCCGGCTACGACGTGCTCATCATCGACTCGATCACGCACGAGTGGAGCGGCCAGGGAGGCTGCCTTGAGCTGAACGACCAGATCGCCCGCACCCGCTTTCGCGGCAATACGTGGAGCGCTTGGTCTGAGACTACGCCCCGCCATCGCCGCTTCGTCGATGCGATGCTCGCCAGCCGTTGCCACATCATCGCGACGATGCGCACCAAGGCAGCCATCGTCCAGGAAGAAGGCGATCGCGGCCGCAAGACCATGAAGAAGGTCAGCGACAAGGCAGAGCAGCGCGACGGGATGGACTTCGAGTTCACCATCGTCTTCGACCTTGACGCCATCGACCATCTGGCGACGGCCTCCAAGGACCGCTCGTCGCTCTTCAAGGATCCCGTCCAGCTGTCGGAAGAAGTCGGCAAGAAGATCGCCGCCTGGCTGAGCACGGCACAGCCGGAACCGAAGCCGGAGCCACAGCCGGACGCGACTGCGATGTACGAAGAGCTGGCAGAGAAGCTCTACGCCGCCGATAGCGCCTCTCAGCTGAAAGAAGCAGCCTCTGCAATCGCCGCCGCCGGCATCTCTGGTGATGAACGCGACCGACTGGCCGCTATCTACAAGCAGAAGAAATCCGAATTTGCACAACTGGAGGCCATCGCCTCCGAAGGAAACTAAATGGCTTATCTGAACTTGGCCCAGATCATCGGGAATTTGGGCCGCGACCCCGACTACTTCGAACCGGAAGGCAAGCAGCCTTTCGCGAACCTCTCGGTGGCGACCACCCGCCGCTATCGCGGACAGGACGGCCAGACTCGGGAAGAAACCGAGTGGCATCGAATCGTCGTCTACGGCACTACTGCAACCAACTGTCAGCGCTACCTGCACCAAGGTTCGCCCGTCTACGTGTCCGGCCGTCTTCGCACGCGCAAGTACACCGACAAGTCAGGCGTCGATCGCTACACCACCGAGATCATCGCGCAAGACGTGCAGTTCCTCTCGAGCGGCCAGCGTGACGCTGCCCCCGCTCGTCAGGCCCAGCCTGCACAGCCGGCACAGCGTCGAGCTGCCCCAGCAGATGACTTCAGTTCCGACGTGCCTTTTTGATAGGCACACCAGGCAAGTCCTCGACTTCTACCGAACCTGAACGGAGGCCGCCCGCGAGGCGGCATTTTTTATGGATCTGTATCTGCAAGCAATCCCGCTCGCCATGCGCGACGCACTGGCGGGCATCAAGGTCGATCCGGAGACCGGAGAGATCACCGAAGGCCTCGACGCTTTTGAAGCGATTGAAGCCAGCGCGACCGAGAAGATCGAATCGACGGCCCTCTACGTCAAGGAGCTGGCCGCCGACATCGATGCCATGAAGGCTGCCATCGACGAGCTGACCAAGCGCCGCAGCGCGGCCGCCAAGAAGGCCGACAAGCTGAAGTCGCTCCTGCTTGACGCTATCCGCGCGACCGGCAAAGTAAAGACCGCGTACGTCACTGTCAGCATCACGCATCGTCCGGTCGTCGAGCTGGCTGAAGACGCGCTCGACCGTCTGCCGGACGACTTCAAGAAGGTGACTGTCGAGCCGCGCAAGAAGGACATCATGGCCGCGCTCAAGGCCGGCGAAGTGATCGACGGCGCGACGCTCGGCCAGATCGAGAGCGTCATGATCCGCATCTAGGAGCACACATGATAGAGAAGCAGAGAGTTCAGATAAATCGGCTGGTGAAGGAAGGAGTAATCGAGATCTTTGAAAAATACCCGAGCGGGGATATAGACACTGATCGACTTTTCTTTTTCTTTCTAGAGGTAGTAAACGCTTTCACTGAGCTTATGACGCACGGCGACAATCTGGACTACGTCATCGGGAAGGTTAATGACAAAGACTGCACGATCTTCGACCATGCTTTATCAGCAATGGTCGGCTATTGCACCGCGCGAGAGAAGGATCAGGATGCTGTCTTTGAAAAGATCGACCACTGCTATATGTCGGTGCCGCCAGAGTACCTGATCTGCTAACCCCCTTTAGGCCGCCGCCCGTGTCCCCCGTGGCTTTTCCAACGGGCGCGCGGCCAGCACCTTTCTAGGAGTTTTTGAGTGGATGATTTTGTGGATGAGTGGGAAGACTACCGGCGAGGTTGCTGTCGATTATTTCTGGCTTCAATGGGAAACGACGAGGCCGCCCGTCTTTGCCGAATTTCCTATTAGCGAGGTTAAGGCGTGGGCGTATCTTCCCGAACCTTACAGCGAAGACAAAACCGATGATCTTTGAAACCGGCCCAGATGGCCGCCTCAGCTTTCAGGGCGGCCCCACTGAAGACGGCGGCTTTTGCTTCTGGGCAGGCCGCACACCGATAAAAATCGGAGGACTGATGAAATATCGTCTCAAAGACAAAAAGCTCGCGGAGCACTTCCGCGCGATCTATCCCAACTTTGAAGAAAGGCTAGACGAGGCTTGCAGGGATCAACTTGAGGATAAGTATGACTGCATCCTGATGAAGATCTTCCGCCCCAACCGAGAGCGACTCGATGCGCTCTTTTTCCTCAAAGAGGAAGTCGAGTCGGTACCGGCGTATGACCCCTGCAACTGGAATGCCTATCCACTCGTCACGCCGCCCGAAGACGTTTGGATGCGAATCGAGACCTATGACGGTCGCGGACTGCGGTCTTTCTACAAGGCTGGCCGCTGGCTCTCAGACACTCATGAACCGCTCGAGTCCGCCGCCAAGCGCTTCCGCCCCTGGGAGGATTGATGACCAAGACACACATCGACTACCAGGCGCTCGAAAGGCTGCTTACTTCCGAAAGCTACAAGCTTGAGCCGAGATGGGACATCGTCCTCGTCTTCGCGCTCAAGCTGCTTAAGTCGGTAGAGCCGGACTCGCGCTCGATGCCGCTGATCCTCGGCCTCATCGCTATGGCCCGCAAGGCCGTCCGAGAGGACCCTAAGTACCACACCATCGCTCAAGCCTGACCCCGCACTCGCGGGGTTTTTCATTATGACCATCGCACGCAACGACCACCTTTTCGCCGAGAAGCTCGCGGCCAAGCGCCGCGTCTCAGCCCTTGAGCGACGCATCGTCTCTCGAGAGCACGCCGCAACCACCTGCCGCTTCATGCAGACGCAGATCGCCGACATCCTCGCGAAGCTCGAGCCTCAAGACGCTCGCGCCGACCAGATGGACCCTGCTGTCGTGGACAGCGTGAAAGCGCTGCGCCAAAGCTTCGTCTCTCTCGTCCAGGATCTGGACATGTACGGCACTGTCCCAGACTTCAAGAACGCCGACACCATCCGGAAGATCGCGACCAAGTCGTCGTCGATCCCGAAGCCCAAGCCCGTCACCAAGAAGGTCATCGAGGCCATGATCGAGCGTCGCGGCAAGAACGGCCGGCCGAAAGCAGATCTGCACATGCAGAACCTCTCGTCGGATATTAAGAAAAGGCTGCGCCACGACACCGACGCGATTGCAGAGATGCAGGAAGGCTTCGACAGCATTCTCGCCAAGTACGGCTTCGAGGCCCGGCTCTCACAGCCGGACGATGTCCGCTTCTACATCGAGGACTATCGCGACGCCCGTAAAAAATTTCCGGAGCGGACCTCCGTCTACTCCTACGGCTACGCGTCCGCGATCTTCATCGCCCGTGCAAGGAGCTTAATTCGATGACTCGACTCGACGACGCCAAGCGCTTTAAGAACGCCCGCAAGAGCATCGAGAAAAGCGCCGACATGCTCAGCAAGCTTCAGATGCGCCTTCAGTACACCGTCGCCACACAGACGATCAGCGCTCAGAAAGGCGAGTACGAGAAAGGCAAAGTTCTCGAGGCCGCTCAAGACCTGCTGGCGCTCGCTCACAGAGTCGTCACGCAGGCCGTCGTGATGGACGCAACGCACAAAGCGCTTGGTCCGGAGGAAGTGCCATGACCGACCAGAATCGCTTCTTGTCGGTAAGCGGCTATCTGACTGACAGGAACGCGCCGAAGTTTATCGACGGCTTCAGAGACGCATCCGGCAAGTACGGCGTCACGACGCCGACCGTGGATGAGGCGCGTGCGATCTGGTGGCGCGTGAAGATCGACAGAAAGACACTTGCGGACCTTGAAGAACAGCATCCGGACAAGTCGCTCAGCTGGTGCGCCGGCTTCTACTTCGGATGCGAGGCCGCCATCGACGCCATCAGCATCAAAACCCTCGGCTTGGAGGTCCCATGAAGAAACCCCGCAAGAAGTACCGTCCGAAGCCCGTGCGGATGACAGCAACGATCCTCGACGCTGTCATGGGCGACATCACGGACGATGAAATCGCACGCATCTACGAGCTGGCCGAAGAAGGCCTCGATCTGCTTCAGCTCGGATCCAAGGATGTGATGGCCTTTCACAAGGTGGACGCTGCAGTTCGAGCAGCCTTCACGCTGGCCGAAGCGTTCGAGCACAAGTACGACATCCAGGCGCTCTGCGTGCTCGCAACCGGCGCTCTCGTTATGGCGAGCACCTGGAATGAGCATCAGGATCAACCGATCCGAGAAAAGCTTGTCCACGGCCTTACGGACTCAGATGTCCGCGAGTGCATCACTTCTTCGCTCGAGCCGGTGCAGGCCGTGCTCGACCTTTGGCGGGACATGGTGAAGCAAGCCAAGCGCTCCGAAGTGCTCCGCGCTATGGAAGCAGCCAATCGCTTCTACATCAAAATTCCGCTCTCGAACGTCGCGATCACTGAGGACGGCGGCTTCGAGCCTCCGAAATCAGACAGCTTCATGCGGGAGCGAGGCATTGCCTGGATCCACGGCCAGTGCAGATCCGGCTTCCTCGACTACGATGGCCGGCTGATCTGGCGAATGCCGCAGACAAAGAGCCAGGTGCGACTGGATCGGCCGACTCTCCTAGTCCTGATCCCGTCCGGCCAAAAATACGATTTCAAGGAGCTGATATGTCAGATGCGCTGACCAACTACCAGAAGATCTTCGGTCCGACATCGGACTACGACCTCGAGAACTTGTCCGAGGCTGAAGTGCTTGAGGTCTTTGGCTTCGGTGCGCGGACGCTCTACAAGCGACGCAAGACCGACGGCTTCCCCGACCCTATCGCCCGCAAGTACAATGTCGGTGCGCTCCGTGCCTACGTCAAAGCGAAGGCCGAGCAAGCGCGAAAAGCGAACCGCGAAAAGCTGAAGCGCTTCTTTCCCTGATGTGGGCACAAAAGTGGGCACTTTTCGAAAATTGCCTGCATACGCTACTCTCGCAAGGTACTGCGTTTTTCACCGCCTCCGCCAGAGATTACTAAAACTGCAGTTTTGTGATTAGTGATAAACACTTGAAACTGCAGAGGGTTGAAGGCTTGAAGTTGTTAGGCCTTTTTCTTTATCTGTGGCGATTTTGCAACATGCTTGCAAAATTACTAAACAGAACTTTTTGTAACCGTACAAAACCTTACAGGACTTGCATTTTTGGTGACCCTTTTGGTGACCCTCTGAAGCTCGATAAGATCGGATTTAGCGCTGTTTACATCGTTCTTGGAACCCTTCCGATCATGCCCAAATTCGTCACTCCGATGCCGCTCGTCATTTTCCGGCAACTAAAGTCACCTGGCTTCTATCCTCTCGGTGGAGCCAAAGGCCTTTACCTTCGGATTCGAGGAGCCTCTGAAATCTACATCCTTCGGTACCAAGACACATCCGGAAAACGGCGTTGCATGTCTCTTGGACTCCGTAGTTCCATGTCGCTGTCCGAAGCTCGTACCAAGGCAACCGCTATCCATGCGCGCCTTTCAAAGGGCATAAATCCGTCCCCCAAAAGCACGACACGTCGGCTGGCGAAAGTTCACCAATCGTCTAAAAAGGCGGCCACCGCCTCCAAGTCGTTCGCAGAGGTTATGGATTTGTGGCTGAAATACCGAATGGAAACCAACTACTGGGTAAACGACCGGAAGGAACCTTACGCCACAAGTAACCTTCTCGCTCGACACGTGTTACCTCATCTCGGCCAAGTCAGCATCAATGCGATTACGGTTGAAGACATACGTGACGTATTGGTCCCGATTTGGACAACCAAAACCATCACCGCTAAGAAGGCGTTGCGCAACATCAGAGCGATTCTGAACTGGGCGCGGGCGATGAATTACCGTGAATCGTCTGAGGATTTGTGTTCGCTGCAAGGCCCTCTTGGTGTTCTCATGGAAGGTGCTCGCAAGAACGCCGTCCGAAAAGAAAATTTCGCCGCTCTTCCATACGACGAGATCCCTGCGTTCATCCAAGCTCTCTGGCATATTGATGGCAGGAGTCGCTGGATGTTGATGTTTGCCATCCTTACAGCCAGTCGTATGAAGGCTGTTCGTTTCGCCACTTGGGGTGAAATCGACTTTGAGAACCGACTGTGGGAAATTCCGCCCGAGCATGACAAAATCAAAGATCTCAAACGAGACCGTACCATCTACCTGTCACAGCAAGCCATCGAAGTTTTGGAAAAGGTTCGTCCGGACCGCCCAAAGACAGACGAACTGATCTTCAAAACCGCAAAAGGTGGTAGCTTTTCCGATGCTGCAACAAATGCGTTGATCCGTCGAATGCACGCCAGCAAAAAAGCGTTGGATGGAACTGGGTGGATTGACCCGGATAAGTCCAAACGTGAAGGCAAGATCTGCGTCATCACCGCGCACGGTACTGCACGTAGCGGCTTTCGTACGTGGGCGAAGGATGATCGACTCGGGAACAACCGCAAGTACGACCAGGAAGCTGCAGAACTCTGCCTGTTGCACAGTAAAGCTTCCGATGACTACCACGGAGCCTATGACCGAGCACGTTTGAGCACTGAACGTCAACGATTAATGGATGACTGGGGGGAGTTTTGCTGCTCGCTCATATCTGGCGCTGTTCCCTCTACCTGAAATCACCGCCCAAAAGCTTGACGTTCACCACCGAGTGTGTAAGAGTTCTCCGAGTTATTCAAGGAGATAGAGCACATGCCACAAGTTCAGCTGGGCAAAATCGATCGAATTCCCGTCCGTGACGTGTGGCGACACGAGGCATTGGACTTTACGAAGTGGCTTGCTCAAGAAGAAAACCTTACACAACTAGGAGCTGCATGTTCCATTGATCTCGAGTTAGTAGATATGGAGAGCGCTGTCGGATCGTTCGCCGTCGATATTTTCGCTAAGGAATCGGGCTCCGACCGTCGAGTCGTTATTGAGAACCAACTTGAAGAAACCAATCACGAGCACCTTGGCAAAATCATCACGTACGCTGCCGGCAAGAATGCCGAAGTTGTCATTTGGGTCGTTGCACGAGCTCGCGATGAACACCGAAAGGCGATCGAATGGCTGAATGAGCACACTGATGACGAGTGCTCTTTCTTTCTCGTTGAAATCGAAGTATGGCGCATCGGAAATTCCCAGATGGCCCCGCGATTCAACGTGGTTGAATCTCCCAACGAGTGGGCACGCGTAGAGAAAGCAAAGACTGGGTTGAGTGACACCCGGACGGCTCAGCTTGGATACTGGCAAGCGTACCGGGAGGCCGCTCTTTCAGACCCGAACTTCTCCAAGGTGATGCGCCCACAGAAGGCTCTAGCTCAACACTGGTCTAACCTCAGTGTCCAAACGTCCCGATATCATTTGGTCCTGCTCGCCCTTATCCAAAAGCGCCGAATCGGCGTTGAAGTCTGCATCTCGAATGACAAAGCGTTCGGTAAAGCCGTGTTCGCTCACCAGGCGGAACTTGAACATCTTCTCGGCGTAAAAGGCGAACCATACGACGCCGAAAAATCGTGTGGTATCCGCTTCTATCGCGAGGGATGTGACATAAAAGGAAAGCCCGAGATGTGGAACGATTTCATTGATTGGCAACTTCGCTCCGCAGTTCGGTTGCGGCAAGCAATGCTATCCATAGATAATGACAATCTGGCGGAACTGGTCGACTAAGTTTATCCATATACATGATTCCATAGCATACAAGCTCAAAGAACACTTGTTATGAATGCGAAGATCTTTTAACCTCCTGCCGATCTTCGTTCAAATATATCCATCGCTCGTCACCTTGCTATTACCGGTGCTGGCGATCAGCGCAACTTTCTAGACAAAGGTTAACGCCAACAAACTGTCTATTACACATATTCTCCAATTCATCTATTTATAGTTCGACCGCATTTATTATGCACTAGT